CCAAACGATTGTCCATGCCAACATGATTGGTCCTACGATGACCACTTTTTCCATCGGTTTCATACAGCCTCCTTTTGGCTGAATGCGACCTTACGGCACTACTGGGTCAAGGTGTTGGATGCCAGTTTGTGGGTTGTCCACTGAGTCCAGGTGCCGTACTCCCAGATGGCGAGGGCGGCCCGAGCTGCGGTGGGCGGATCTAGCAAGTTATCGCAAGTGCTAACAAGTCCGATGGTCTGTAGATAGCCGTCTGGGTAGTACTTGCTGGGCAGGCACCAGGACTTGGTGTGGATTTGGAACGCAGTCCAACTGATGCCGTTGTCGCCTCGGACATCCATCCGGCATCGGGACTCGAAGTAGGTGACTGCCCCAACCATTGGCAACTCGGCTTCAGGCCAGCCAACCTCACGGGCTAGGTCTATCCACCCTGGGCAGGATTGGCCGTCAGGCGTCTCCAAATCGCGTAGGAGAGGCTCTGCTGGCTGTGCTGGGGCAAGTGTCGTGGTTGTCACTGGAACGCTTGTAGAAGCCTGTGGTGAGGTTTCTGGGGCGTCTGCGGCTATCGCTGGGACAAGCCCAAGCAGAGCCCCGAAGGCAATGGCTAGGGCGATGGTGAGGGTCTTCATGAGTGGTAATCCCTTCAGGATGTAACCGCATCAGCCAAGGAGGAAACTGATGCGGGGCCGTCAACTCTTTTCCCGCCGAGGCAGAGGACTGACCACTGCCCAGCATACTGGACACCTCCTTGGGATGTCCAAGCCGAACCCTACCTGAAGTCGGTGGGGAGGACAATCCTTATCTTGACGACCATTCCGACCGGGACGCACAGCACCCCGTCAACGGAATGGTCAACGCCGATGCTTTGGGCGAGCACGACGTGGTCGGGTTTGGCGTCTGTCATCAGCCAGCCTATGGATTTCACTTGGTATGACTCTTGGTCTAGGTCCTCGATGTCCATCCAGGCGTTCTCAGCGTGGGCATCCAGCCAGGTCAGTTCAACTATTTTGGCGTTACTCAGGTCAGCCATACCACGTACTCCGCAGTCACTTGCCCTTTGTCTGGGTTGACGAAGTGCAGTCGTTGTGATGGTTTGCCGGTGGCAGCGACGAACTCTTTGGCGTACTCGGAGTCCGATTCGATGCTGCCGGATACGAACACTCGGCCACCGTTGGCGAGGGTCATCGTGATGTTCTGGTGGTAGTGGCCCATGTAGCAGTCGTTGAAGTCGGCGATTACTCCTGATGCCCAGGCGTTGACTTTGCGCATGATGCCGAACGCTGGCACGTTGCCTCCGAAGGATTTGACTTCATCGCCGTGGACGAGGAGCACGTGGTAGTTGCCGATGGAGAAGGTTTGATACCAGGCTTCGGAGTGTTGCCAGATGACTGGGAGGTCTTTGGTTCGGTCTTGGGCGATGCGGTATGCCATCCGGTCGACGTTGTCGCCTGCGTAGGTTCCGTCGCCGTAGCGGCCGAGGCGTCCGTGGTTGCCCCATTCGCAGACGATCCGCAAAGGCTTAGCGAAGTTCGCTTGCAAGGTACGCACCATCTGCTCAATGATTCGAGCGGTCTCAAAGAGCTGCTCGAATAGGTGTGCTTCAATTTCCCACACTTGGCTGGGGAACACGTTGCCGCCACCTTCAACCATGTCGCCACCCAACATCAGGACACATTCGTCTACCGGGTGGTCTTTGCGTTGGATGTCGGTGAGGGCGATGACTTTGTCGGTGAACTCTGCGATGCGCCGATCAGCAACCTGAATGTTGTACGAGGCTGTCCGTTTGCCTAACTGCCAGTCGGTGGCGTGAACCAAGGCAACTTCGTGCCCTTTGCGTCGCTTATCCAAGGCAGGCCGCTTGACAGTTGCGCCTCGCCCAGATGCCTTAGCGGCCTCATAGGCGGCCTGGTAGATGGCTCCGACGATGTCGTCGGTTCGACGTTTGTTTCGGGCGGCTTCCGCTTGGGCTTTCTTGAGGAGCTTTTGAAGTTCGTCAACTTGGGCCTGCTCGTCGTACTCGGTCATGAAGAAGCAATCTCGCCACGAATCCGAGCCAACGCCGTGTACGAAGCAGGGAACCCTTTGTTCTTCAAGACCCTGTGGATGACTGCGTTGTTGATGCTTGGGTCTTTGCAGGCTTTCTCAAAGTCTTTCCAACCTGCATCTCCGAGGAACTCACGCAGTCTTGAATCAACCTTATTTGCGTTTGGTCGCTTTGCTTGCTCGAGCCGTAGCGCGTCTAGGAACTCTCCCATTGCTTTTCTCCTCTATGTGCCATTGAAGGTGTGAATCCACCTTACCCTCCACGCGGTCTACCGTGTTGGATACTCGGTCAAGTACGTCCATCACTTTGGCGTGGTCATCACGGTTCTCACGCCTGAACTGTTGGATGATTGCGACGATGATTGAGGCAACTGCGGCACTTACGCCGACAACGAGGAATGCCCAACCTTGGTCAAGCATTGGCTTTGGGTGGCGGAACTGTGCCGTTGCGGATGTGCTCGAAGCGGGTCTTGTATTCGGCTGCATCGTCGGCGAACTTCGGGCCGATCTCTATGTGCAGCCAGTCCCCACCGCCAGAACCCGTGATTGTTTGCTTGGTGTAGTCCTGCCAAGCGGCACGGTCACAACGCCAGCCGCGACCGAACTGTGGGAAGTAATCCAAGACGCATTCGATGTGCAGGTACCGCCAGTTGGCAAGCAGGATGTCAAGCGTCTCTAATGCTTTGACACGGCCGTTTGGTATGCCTTTGGTTTCCATCTTGCGATACGACATGTCGGTGGCCCGCCCGGTGGCATGAACACTCAACGTGGTCTTGCCACGCATGGGGCGATTCGCATAGGTTCCATTGTTCCAAAGCGCACCATCAGACAACTTCGCCACCTCAATGACGAACTGCTCCAGACCTGCCCGCTTACCTTTGGCAGCACCGTCAGTGGTGCCCGTGTACGGGCGAGTCATGACTACTTCGTGCGGCCGAACGCAGCGTCTTTGGGGTTGACGTAGCGCAAGATCGGTGGGAGTGCCGCAGCCAGGGCGGCTTTCACCAAGTCATCGGGTGCATAGTTGCCGGTTGACGCAACTGCGACAACGGCAGCGAGCACGCTGCGAAGGTACGAATGGAGCATCGCTTTGTGTTGCTCATTCAGGTTCAAGTTCATTGTTCTCTGCTTTCTTCTTGATGCCGTTAGACGCTACTAGACCTGACAGGGTTCCTGTCATGAATACGACGATGGTACTCAACATGTCCACGAAGGCGATGTCATTGGGGCTGGACTCAATCGGCTGCGATACGAATAGCAGTCCCCAGACGAAACCTATGACGATGATTGCGAACACGGAAGCCAAGATGATTCCAACTGCTGCAATCAGCCGTACATGGATTTCTTCAGGTGTAAGTCGGCGTCGGTTCATGGGTTGCATCCAGCCAGAGGGCATTCCTCACCGGTTCGAGGGTTGAAGTTTGTGCGGGTTGTTTCGCAACCAGCCAACAGCAACGTCAAAACGATTAGAGCAGCTCTCATTTGTCCTCATCCGATTGACTTGCTGTTCCTGCCAAGTGTAATGCAAGAGACAGAATCGTGAAGAACAACGCCCAGTTCTGAATCGACCCGGACAGGGTCATGATGGTGATGGCGGATGCACCCAGGGTGAAACCCAGGGCGAGCATCTCGTTGCCAATCTTCTTGAACATCAGTTATTCCGTCTACGCAGGCTCGCACCAACAGCCACCATTGTAGAAGAAACTGCCACCAGTGTCCTTCGTTCTTCCACAGGAATCGTGGAGCCAACCATCACATAGGAATCAAACAGCCCGGTGAACACGTTGATGGCCGCCTCGAATGCTTCACGAACTTCCTTCGGTGCTTCTTGCACCGCGTCCACGATTGCTTCACCTTGCTCGGCAGTCAACTCCTCAACGACGACCGCTTCAAAGATTGCTTCGGCCTGCGCCTCGGTGACAACTGCCAAGACCTCTGAGGTCGTGGCAAGTTGTGTGGCCTGCTCGGTGGTCGGGGTGGTGGCAAGGATTTGTTCTACGGCTGCGACGATTTGCTCAGGTTCGAGGACGGTGACGTCGGCGAGTAGCTCTTCTACGAACTCGTCCACTTCTTCTTCGGTGCTAGTTTCGGGCAATGCTTCTGTCTCTGGCTGCTCTGGTTCTGATGGCTCCGGCAGCGTTGTGGTTGTGGGTGCTGGCTCGGTGGTTGTTGATTGAGGAGGCACAGTTACAGATGGCAGAGTCGTCTCGGGAACTGGATCAACAAACAGAGTCGTCGTAGTTGATTCGGTAGTTGTTGTCGGAGGCTCGGTCGTAGTCGTAGTGGTGGAAGTCGTAGTGGTGGAAGTCGTAGTCGTAGGCGGCTCAGTAGTTGTAGTCGTGGTGGTAGCCGGGGCGACGTAGACGGTCGTGGTTGTCGTGGTCTGCTCGGTGGTGGTGGTTGCAGGCTCAGTCGTGGTCGTCGTAGAAGTGGTGGTGGTTTCTGGAACGGTGGTGCTAGTCGAAGTGGTGGTGGTTGGTGTTGAGGTTTGGGTGAACGCTTCGTCGGGAACTATTGACCAGCCTGCGTCGTCAATGTTCCAGACAAGCATGATGCAGGACGACCCGCCGTGCTCATACATCCACACGTTGAGCGGCTGGATGCCTGCCTCAATCTCTAGTTGACCTGACGGTATCCAGGAGCAGCCTTGGTCGTTCCATGATTCAAACTCGTTGCCGCCGATGTCCGCATAGCCACCGTCGTCTGTGGCCAACCAGAACTCAATCGTCGTGTGTTCAGGGATGTTGATGTAGCCAGTCATGTGAACCATGAACAAGTCGCCTGTGCAGCTCTCGTATGGTTCGCCGTCGTAACTGCGGTTGATGTTGTTCTCTGTCTCGGTTCCGCAGATCGGATACTCGCTGGTGGAACGTAGCGGTGGTATCTCGTCGATGGTGTAGTAGGTGGTGGCAAGCCCTGGTTGCGGGTCTGCTTGTGCGGTAGTCGGCCAGAAGGCGAAGAAGACTGCCGGTGCGAGTATCAGCCAACGAAGGCTGTTAGAGAGGCGCATCCTCAACTACTGGTGGTGCGCTGAACGTGTCGGTGTCTGCGTCGTAGATCCAGCCGATGGCAACGGTCAAAGGTTCTGGGCCGAGGTCGTGCCAGTCACCGTCAAGATTTGCTGTCGCCCATTCGTAGTCGCCAACGATGATGGCTTCAACGATGTTGTTCGCTAGTTGTGCGACGTAGTTCTTCACGACTTGAACCTTACGTACACGACGCCGTCTGAGCCTGCGCCTGATGTCGTGGTGCCTCCACCGCCTCCACCTGAACCGAAGAAGGCTGCTGAGGCTGCGCTTCCTGCGGTGCTACCTGCGACTCCGCCGTTGCCGCCTGACGAGTTGCCTGCCGTTCCGCCTGTTCCGCCTGAGCCTGTTGCACCACCACCACCGCAACCGATGTGCGTCACAACTGTTGCGCCTGTGAATGTGGTGGTCGCTGTTCCTGTGCCGCCTGCACCACCTGTCGTTGAGCCGCCGTTAGACCCGACTGATGTCGAGCCTCCGCCACCGCCGGAACCTGATGTGGTTGACGCTGCGCTGCCGTTGCCTCCGTTGAAGGCTTGCGTTGAGATGAGAGTAATCCCGCCTGTGTTGATTGCGAAGTCGCTACTGCCGATGCCGCCGCCACCTGCACCGGCGGCGTCTGCGTTCTTGAAGCCAGCGCCATCGTTGCCAATACCGCCACCGCCACCGCCCGCAGCAATAGAACCGACTCGGCTGAAAGTGCCACGATTACCCGTAGTGCCGGTGACCGTTACGGCGATGCCTTTGGCACCGACAGTCACCGTCTGATTCGTGTCGGCAAAGAAAGTTGCTTCAACTACTCCGCCGCCACCACCGCCACCTGCTGAACCGAAGTTGGTGCGGAATCCGCCCGATCCACCTCCACCGACCATGAGCACATCAAAGAGTCCCGACTTCGTAACCGTCAGCGTTGAAGACGATGAGAAGGTGAGCATCGTGTAGTTGACCCCGCCGACTGTGATACTGCTCGACGTGCCACCTGTGGCGGTTCCGTAACTTATACCGCCGCTAGGAAAAAAAGTAAAGACCGACGCCGACGTAGCTACAAGTGTGCCGCCTCCATGTTGCGCCAATACAAGTGAGCCTGCTGTGTTGATGGTGACGCCTGCACCGGCGGTGACGGTGGTTGCACCTGCGCCCTTGTTGGCGATGAAGATTGTGTCGCCGACTGCAAAGACTGAATTGTTGATGGTGACGGTGTTCGCCGAGGCGACGTTCATCACGATGCGTTTGCCGACATCTCCAACGACCGCAACATAGGACGCAGTCTGGTCGTTGATGGGCAATGTCGTGATTGCGTTCATCTGCGCAGCGGTAAGGACTTGACCCTGCGTGAATGGGAATGGTGTCGTCATACGGGGATTATCCTAGCCCAACCTCAGCGTCGTCAAGTTCGCTGGTGTCCAAGATGAACAAGCCAAACAGGTCCGCTGGTGAACATTGCAAAATGACCGTGTGATTTGATGGGGTTATCTTGTGGTCGATACCCTCCACGAACAAGTCCTCCACCACCGGGTTAGCCACATTCGGGAACCGCTTGGACACCCGTATCTGGTCACCAATCTCCAACACCGCGACCAAATCACGTTGGGCTTCGCTGATGCCGTTCATAGAAATCTCAATGTTGCTGAACCAATACTGCGGCAGTTCCCGCACCAGATACCCGGCAAGGTCTTGGGCGAAGCTGACACCAGTTTCGGGGTTCGTCGAGTTGTCCAGAATCGTCACCAGTTGCGCCGACGTCTCACCGAACGTGGACACCGAAGTTGCCGAAGTTGCGGTGACTGCTTGCAAATCGGTCGTCGTCGGAGCCGACACCGCGGCCGTATCCGCAACAACAACTTGCACATTGTTGACCACACCCTGATCCAATGTGAGTTTCTGTCCGAACGACTGATTGTTCTGCTGAGCCAACCCAGCCAGCAACAAATCAAAATCATCCGCAGGAATCAAGTCAGACGTGAAGACGACACTCATCGGTAAATCACCTCAAAACTACGGAACGGAATCTCACCATCACCAACATCGGAGAACTCTGCGATGATGTCCTGAAACTCACGACCAGTACGAGCCTGAGCCACCAAGACTCCCGCCCGGCTGATAAAGATGCGACCCTGCTCAGCGGTCTGAATGCGATCAAAATACTCCGACACCTTCACACCCGCCTCAACCGCCTGGGCACCCAACTTGGCAACACCAACCTCAATGTCCCGTTCACCCGGCAACACGAACAACTGCACCTCGGCACGGTCCAAGATGGCTTCGATACGTTCACTCGACAACTCAGCCGTGGGCACATGACGGTCAATCGACACCTTCTCCAACACCTTCAAATCATCCACCGCGGTCACCGTCACATACGACTTGTTATCCAACGTGATCTGCTGGTTGTACGACTGAATCTGCCCCACGAACAGCTCCTCACCGTCACGAGTCACCTTCACCCGCTTCGTCGGAGTGAAACCGAGACGGTCTTCGTCCACGTCCCAATACGGTGACGCAGGATTCACCACCGAGAAATCGCCCTGAACATCGTCAATCGTGATGGTGCAACGCCCAGAGTCAATCGGTTGACGAAACTCGCTACGACCCCGAGCAATGGACACAGCCAACACATACTCAGTCACATCAAAAAACTCGGTTGACCCGTCAAGCGTGTCCAATCCATCAAGCGTTGAACTGTCCAACTTGAACTCGTCCGTGGTGAACCCAGCATCCAGGAACACGCCATAGTTGCCGAAGTTGAGCAGGTTCTTTGACATTAGAGAATCTGTACGTTGAGTGGGCCTTGATTGCGATTGTAGGTACGCAACGCATCAACCAGTTTCTCAGGCAAATCCGCATCAGCAACAGTCGAATTGACGTTGATGACCACCTGTTCGGACATCATGCGTTGCCCGTCGCCGCCGTTGAACCCTCCACCGGCTGGTGGCGTGGGGACGATGGGCACCAGGTCAGGTGAACCGATACGGGCTGCAACCTTCGGGAAGTTGAGAATGGCTGTCGCCAACAAATCCAACTCCTTGCGATACTCCGCAACCGCTTCAGTCTCCGCTTCCAAAGCCTCCGTGTTGCGCTCATGAGCCCTCGTCTGAGCCTCCTGAGCATCAGTAACAGCCTTCTGCAACGGCACCAGCTCTGCGTCACCTTGACGCAACCCGTCGGTGGCGATACGTAAATCGCGTTGAGCAGCCTCCAACTTGCGGGTGCTATCAATCTGATCATCTTCCTGGTCAACGACACGCAACTTCGCCTCAGCCAAAGCAATCTCAGCCTCACGAATGTCTTGCGCTGTTGACCCAGCATCGGCACGAACCTCAGCCAGTTTCCGTTCAGCGTCACGAACCGCAAAGATTGACTGCTCCTGCGCAAACTTCGAGCGAGTCAACCCACGCTCAGCCGCAGCTACCGCCCGTTGAGCGTCAGCAATCTCACCCGGCGACCCAGCACCTTGCGCTTCAAGCAACGCCTGCTGGGCTGCAGCCAAATCTTCGTTCGCTTTCGTCAACGACTTCTGGGTGTCACGCACATTTCGTTGCGCACGACTGTACGAATCTGACGCACCTTGCGCCGACTTCAACACAGCCGTGTATGCCTCCAACGGTTTGATGGCCTCAGCCGTAGCCCGCGACGACCCACCAGTCTTTTTGGCTGTGTCGCCAAGCAAAGCGTTCAACACGGACTGGGCAGCCGACTGGTCTTTGAGGGCCTGATTCAACACTTCAATGGATGTGCCACCCTTCAACGCTTGGGCACGCAACTGGTTCACCCGATCGGTTTCTTTCGCCAGTTTCGCTTCAGCCTGGGCAACAGACACCAACCCTGTTTCAAGGTTCGCAGCAGCCAAACGTCGAGCAGCCATGTCTGATGCGTCAGCAATCCCTCTGATTGCTCCAGCCGCCTTATCTGCACCGACCTTGATACGGTCGAACGATACTTCCCCAATGGTCGCTGTCTTCGGCAAGCTGATACCTACAAATCGGACAACGTCACCAACGACATTGCCCCATTGAATAAACGAGTTGATGACCCCAATGACTGCGTTGACGAGCAACTCAAACCCTGCGATTGCAATGTTGATGAGGGTTGCCAGAACTTTGCGGAACCCTTCGGACTTCATCGCAGCCAACACCAACGCACTCACCAACAAACCGATGACCACAACGATTGCCCCGATACCAGTTGCCGAAAGGGCAACACCGAACAAGGTCAGTTTCGCTGCCGCCAAAGCTGCCGCTATTGCCATCACCTTCAACGCAATCGACATCGCCACAATCGCCCCGGTGACAGCCGCAAACCCTGCACCCAACGCAACCATGACTTCAGAGTTACGTGCAGCGAAATCGGCAAACTTTCCGAGTGCAGCCACAATCGCCTCAAACGCTGGCAAGAGTGCCGTACCGATGTTGGTGCGCACATCATCAAAACTGTTCCGCAACGCCACCATGCGACCCTCAGCGGTCTCACGAGCAGCCTCATTGAACCCGCCATACGTTGAGGACAAGACGTCGACGATGGCAGCGGCACGCTCGGCCTCTGTCCCGTTGCTGATCAACGCCTTCGTGTTGTCGTCAAGTACGAACCCTGCTCGGGTCAACGCACCGAACTGGCCGTTCAACGCCTGAGCCAAGCCGTTGGTCATTGACTTGAAATCTTCCCCAGTGGCCGTCGCACCCTTTTCAGCGATGACATAGTCAACAATCGCTGGCGTCAACTTCTCTATGGTCTCAAACTGCAAATCAAACGTGGCAAGTTGTGCTTGCGCCACCGTAATGTTCCCAGCCGACGCAACACCAACCTGTTGCAAAGCATCAGCCTGGGCAAGCAAAGCATCAACCTGCTCATCGGTTGCCGCCCCAGTGGTGAGAAGTATTTGACGGAGACGTTCCTGTTCAGCCTGAGCTTGCACGGCTGCGCTAATCGACAACCCTGCGGCCGCCGTGATACCTGCAAACGCAATAGCCGAAGCAGCCTGCACCTTGCCGAACACTGGGACAAGTTCTTGGAGTTTTGTTTGTGATTCCCCGAACGCTTCACCGGCAGCACCACGAACTTGTTGGAAGCCTGCGATCAACTGCCGAGGGTCGGCAATAAGTTTGACTAAGAATGAACGCTCAACGGCCATGAGCGGCAATTCTACTCAGTCAAAGACCCATGACTTTCGCAGGTCTCTCAACTCGCCCAACAACCTGCCAGCAATCTGCGGTTGCGTCAAGCCAGCGAACCGAGTCAAATCTTGTGGTTCATTCCACCACGACTCATCTTCCCAGTATCGAACCTGACGTGAAGTTGACTGCACCGACTTCGGCATCCGAGCGACACCAAACCGAGGCGGAACGAACAACTCACCCAACTCAGCATCCAAGAACTCGCCATGCCCATACTTCCGAGACGACCAATCAAACCGTCCCACAGGATGCTGAGGGAGATAGAAGATGCGTGCAGGGTCCTTCGTGGCTGGGTCGCCGACGACGTTGATGCGTTCATGCAACCGAGTCCACACCTCTGCCCAACGATGTGCAGGCACCGGGTCTTTGAGAGGGAGCACCAAGTGCCAGTGCTCATCGTTCGGGCGATGCGACCATGTGGTGTATGCGAACCATTCCAAGCCATCCAACCGAGCGTGGTCAAACGACTCACCGTCCATGTCCACCACGAGACAGGTCACAGCCTCAACGTTGCGATTGCTTCGTGTGGTGCCTGATGCGTAGATGACTGGCGACCACAGCGCACGCTGATCCTTGCGTCGGGTTTCCTTACGGATGCACAGACGAGACCACAACTGCACCCATGAACCAGCGAACGGTTTGGGTACGACTGCTTTGGTGTAGTCGAATCTGACTGCACGGACGTTGTCTAACTGAATCTCAGGAAACATGGCGGGCTCCTTGTAGGTCAGCGTAGCGTCAAACAGCACCCTTGGCAAGGTTCTTCAATACCAGCTCAATGGCGTCTGAATACTCCTTGACAACGAAAGACTTTGAATCCCGTACCGCCTGCCAGAAGAAGTAGCCCTGACGGCCACGATGGCGAGTGAATTGCATCGTTGTCTTTCTGCGACGACCACCGAACTCGGCACCGAAAAACACATTACCCATCGTCACTTTTCTTGCGCGCTTACCGTTCGGACGGGAAGCAGAAACGAAACCACGCTTGTGATCCAGTTTGATGGTTGGGATGCGGTCATGTCGAGCACGCAAACCTCTGACCACTTGGCTGGCCTGCGAATGACCGGATGAACCGTCTCGGGGTTTTCCTTGCGGTGCTTGACCGTTTGCGTTGATGACCGCCCGGTCAACAACATGCTGTGCAACTTGCTGAGCTGCCTTACGCATCTCAGCGTCAAACTGTGGCAAAGCCTGCGACGCTTCACGCAAGAACTCAAACAGTCCTGGTGCACTGAACGCAACCTGATCTGCTCGACCGATAGCAATCTTGTTTGCCATGTCAACGATTGTACGGCGTGTTCGGATTCTGTTTCACCGACTTGTATCGCAAGTAAGCGACCAACGTGTACAACATTCGGGGTGACTCAGCCAACAGTTGAGAAGGCGCAATGCCTGTCTCGCACGCCAAATAGGCGATCAACCAGTGGGCTGAGTGCTCTCCAAAGGGACAATCCTGTCCTCTCCTTCGGCAGAGATTTGTTCAACGGTGTCAAGCCACGAATCAAAGTCGAGGGCTGTCACCTTGTTGCGCTTCTCGCAATGCCAAGCCAACCAGGCAAGGTCACGCACTTTCATCTCAGCCTCAACACGTGCCATTGACACGTTGTGTGCTTCTTCGTATTTGACGAAGTCGGGGAATGCAACGACAGCCAAGCGTTGCTTGCCGTCCGTTCCGTGAACGGTCAATCCGAGTTTCATGTATTACCTCCGCAGGGTGAAGTGATTAGAACTAGGCGCCGACGCTCTTGGTGATTCCGCCCGAGATTGGGAACGTGACGTCTGCGGTGGCGAGTTCGCCGACTGCACCGTTCACTGGTGTCCACTCGGTCACGAGCACGCTGAACGAATACGAAGGGTTCGCCGAGGAAGCGGCAGCAGTTCCGTTTGGCTTCACGACGCAGGTGACTGCGGTTGAGCCGACGAGTGGGAAGAACAGTCCGTCGATGGCGTTGTAGTCGTTGTGAATTGCCATGGTCACGCTGTTGTCAATCAAACCGGACACGCGAGTCACAGCCGACGATCCGAATGCGGTTGTCGCAACTTCAGCGGCCGATGTGGTCAGGGTTACTGATGCGACGTTTCCCGAAATGTCGGTGCCGTTGAAAACTACGTTGACGTCTTTGAGGACTAACTTTGCCATGATTACTTGTCTCCTGCCTTATCGGCTTTTGAGGGTTTTGAAACTTCTTCTGCAACTGGCGTGATGATGCCTGCCGCAATCAACAACTCTACATTGTCAATGCCGCTGCCGTCCACATGACCGCCAGGCTTTACACCAGTCACCGGGAAGGGTCCAGATACGAGATACTTTGCCATGGTCTAAGCGTACACGAGCAGTTGGAAGTCCACCGTCAGATACAGGGTGTCGTTGGCGTCAATGTTCGTGATGTTGGTGGCACCGGTGACGATAAGGTCTTGCACGACACCACCCAGCGTTCGGTCGGCTTCAAGAGCTCGACGCACGGATTGCGCACCGTCGTATGCGACATAGCCATCAAGTTTTTCTTGGGCTGTTCGCTCTGAGGCTCGTTGCACCACCACGGTGATGGAGAAACGGTTGACGATGTTGCCCGCACCCATCGCCCCGTGATACGTGATTTCTTCCAGCGTTGCGAAGGCGAACGGTGGGTTGACTTGATCTGGTTGGTAGTCGTAGGCCCGCAATCCAGGGATGGTCTCTAGGGCAACCTTGAGTGCGTCTTTGATTTGGCTTGGTGTTGCGGTCATGCAAACATCCGCATCCGTCGATACGGCTCAACCAACTGAGCCATGTCAGGGTCAAGGAATCGAGAGACACGAATAGCACCGAGGTCACCGAACCCGGCAACACCGAGAGGGCTGTCCAACCGTTTGAACAATCGTGATGCTTGGATGATGCACGCCTGCTTCACAGGTGATGGCACGGTGGCCCACCCGTAGCGGGCGGTGACTTGCACGAGGGCTTGTTCACCGTAGTTGGCGTTGACGGTGGGGAACAGGTAGTCGCCAACGGCACGCAGTTTGTTGAACGACCATTCGATGCCATCCAAGTATCCGTTCAACGGTTCAAGTTGCACATCCGTAGCCGACCATGTCACATCAAAGTTTCCATCAGCAAACGTCGAGGTCTTCAAGATGAACCCGGTGGTCGTGTAGATGTCGTCAATGTCGCACACGTATTCGGTGTTCGCTTGGTAGACGCGAACCGTTGCAGAACCATACGCCCAGAACTGTCGGTTGCAATAGCCGTCAATCAAACGGGATGCAGATTCGGTTGCGCTGTCAATGAGCGTGTCGTCGGCCGTGTCAGCCGTACCGATTCTGAGAGCGGCCTTGACTTCTGCCCTGGTCGCGTAACCGTTCGTGATTGTCATGGTGGCTCAATCCTACTCAATCCAGTCCTTGCGTCGGGCAACACCAATGCCGAAGAACGAACCATTGACCGATTCATACTGTTCAACGAACTCCCAGAAATCGTGCGTCTGGGAATACTTATCACGATGCTCCAACCAATACTGTCGAACCGCTGGACACGAATCCGACGAGATGTCATGGAACACCTGGATGTTGCAATGCCCCACCGTGGCCTCGGCATCATCCTTCACACCTTCATACGAATGATCGCCATCGACGAACACGACATCAAAGAACTGGTCGCCGACCCAAGCCTTGAAACTATCCAACCTCGTGTCCTCTTGCCGATACTCAAACTCGGTGAGCATCGGCGGCTGGTCAATCAAATCCACCGCTATTGCCCGCACGAACCCAGGGTTCATACGACGCAACGTCTCGGCCTGCACGACGAACGTCCCACCATGCCGAGTTCCTATCTCTAGGTAAGACCGAACCATTGACGCCGTTGACGCAAGCCACGCCATGTACGGGGCGAACTGGCATGGGTACTGCCAAATCCGCAAACCTAATCCAGGGCTATTCAACATCAGTTCTGGCAACTCCTCCGGATTCTCGTCGTTGAAACCGAACTCCGCCAACAACTTTTCCCACACCTCAACCCGACACAACGCCTCTGCACTTGACGTCTCCAATCGCTCTCGCACCAACTCAACAGACATCAAGCAACTCCTTCACCTCACGCTCAAACACCGAACGATTCTTCGCCACCCAACCTTGATACACAAGTTGCGAAGCAGAAGGACTCTCACGATCCATCAACTCAGCCACCTTCCCAATCACCTCATCCAACGTCTCAAACTTGTACCAGTTTGACAACGGCATGTCTTCCCAGTAGGTGGCCGACCCGATGTATGTCGACATCACAAGACACCCGGCCAACGCCGCCTCACGAGGCAAACGGTCCCGCCCCGGATGCTTACCGAAATCCACATACACCTTCGAAGCGTGCAACACCTCCGACACTCCAAGACTGTCCATGCCACCCAACTCGGCAACTTGGAACCGACCCGACTGCACGAACGGTCGCAGCAACCCAGCATCCTTCGCAGGGTTCACCACTACCTGCGGCTGCCTCTCACGCAACACAGGTTGCACCGACACCCAATCGGTCAACATCATCCGCTTGCCCTTGTCACGGACATGGTCCCAGGCGTACTCAGATTGGCAGAGATGCAACGAAATCTTGTCGAGGTTCCGTTGTCCATGGGTGCCGAAGTTGCCGACGCTCAGCCACCACAACGCGCAACGGTTCTTGAACGTGCTCGCCATCTCAGGCCAAATCTCAGGCAACACGACCAACGCATCCTCGGGCACCTGGTCTCGGAGAATCTTCGGGCAGACATAATGCTGATAGGGCTGCGGAGTTGTGTGCGGTGCGAACGGCCAATAGAGGATGGCAGCCGATCCACGCTCAACATGGTTCGCGGTGTGCACCAACTGGTGCATCGCCTCAGGCCCACCAGTCACAGCATTCGCCGGGCACACCACCACCAGTTTCAATCCCACCCCAACTCCAATCGTCGGTTCAAATCCCAATCCAACGGCAGGTCTGCAATCATCCGTTGCTCGAACAGCCGTCGGTTCGCATCAAAGGTTGCTTGGTTGCGCATCTGGAACTTTGCGTTTGATTGCAGGGTGCTGGAGTTGCGGTGGTTGATGGCAGCCGAAGAACGGTGAATGTCCACACCTTTGCGTTGGGCTCGCACCTCGTAGTCGTTGTCCTCAAAATACGCAGGATGGTAGCCCTCGTGGAACAGTCCGACCTGCTGCACCACTTGTGAACCCAACCAGAAACACGACCACGGTGGCTTGCCACCCAACACCAGATTCGTTGACGACGCCTGGGCAAAGAAGTCGGCGACACCGTTGAGGCCGAACCCGACATCATGGTTGACGATCATCCACCCGGTGGACTTGCAGGTTGCTTTGATACCAAGATTCCAAGATGCTGCAACACCGAGATTGGTTGGCATCCGATAGTGGAAGATGCGTTGCGCCTTCGTGGTGTGTGGCTCCCATGTCGGATGGTTGCCGTTGTCGATGACGACCAGGTCAATGATGCGCCCATCAAACGACGTCAGCATCGAATCCACTCGCTCATGCTCGGTCAAGACCGGCACGATTACGACTGGGACAAGCGGCACCATTCTGCAATCTCCTTCATCGCTGGCTTCCAGTAGGTCTCATAGACGTGGTCGGCTTCGTACTGTTTGGCGAAGTCAATCGCCTTCTGCGAACGGCCACGGCCACGGGCATACGCCTGCTCGAGTCCGTTGAGGATGCTGGGCACCGACGGGGTCAAGAACCATGAGGCTTGGGCTGGGTCCCAATACGGTTGCCCGTCTGCTATCCAACCGTCACCACACAGCTCAGGTTGCGCTGTGAAGCGTGAAACCACCACAGGCGTCCCACACGCCTGGGCTTCCACCACAGGGATGCCAAAGCCCTCTCCCATGCTCGCAGCCAGATACACGTCTGCGGCCGTGTAGAGGGCTGCCATAGCGTTCTGAGGCAAGCCCATCCGGTAGGTGTACGGATCGCAGTAACGGATGCGAGACTCGTCAATGCCACACATGTGAGCCAACAACTTCAAGTCAATGCCACCCATGGAGGCCGACTGCTCGGTGTGCATGTAGAGCACCGCATCGTCATGTTTCTGGGCAAACATGCTGAACGCCATGAAGTTCTCAGCGAACGCCTTGCGGGGAGGATGCGCACCTTTGTTCACGCTCGTCATCATCACAACGAACTTGTCTTCTGAGAAGCCCATGATGTCTCGCCCGGTGATGACCTTGCCGTGGTTGTCTTTGATGTGGGCAGTCGGTTTGAACACCGACTCGATACCGTGCGGCACGTAGACGTTGCGAATCCCAAAGTTGTTCAGTTGCTCATGCCCGAACTTGGACATTGAAATCGGCATCACATTCGGACGTTGACACCAGGCTGCGACATCCGGTGGGCAAGGCTGATGGTCAATCGGAACCCACGACGCAATGTTGGGAACCTTCTCCAAACTTGGAGACTTCAACACCCAGACATCAAACAATGTCATCAACAGTTTCGGCAGGTTTGAACCTTGTGTCCAATCCATCCAGTGTGCAGCGACGATGTCGTCGCTGTATGCGTTCATTCCTCGCGGATAGATTTTGATTCCGTTCCACGTTGACGTGGACGCTTCGAGGCCGTAGATGGAGTGGATTGCGATTTCGTGCCCGTCTTGGATGAGCCTTTTCGTGGCTTGCTGGGTTTGCTGACCGTAGCCTGTTCCTGCCCATGGGGCGTTGGAATACCAGAGTGCTCGGACTGCGTCCGGGGATCTACGACTGACTCCTCTGGCAAGTGAGCTACGCCCCGCTGCAAGAGCAGGATCGCCTCCGGGCCCGGTAAGTCCAATGGGACTCCCTTGATGATTACTCGCATTCACGCAGTCTCCTTTCGCAGGTTGCAGGGTTTATCAGTTGTAATGGGCCGACGCGACCCTGCGTTGTTTCGCGTCGGCCCACCAAACTGTATTCGGTGGTAACTCTTTGAACTAGCTGTTCGCGTTCTTGTAGAACTTGACGTGGCTGGTTTGTGGGAGGTTACCGTCCACGCGCATTGTGGCGCGGAAGGTGACGAGGTCCGCACTGAATGCGAAGTCGTCCGAACGGTCCAGACGGAGGCCGCCTGCCATGCGTACGTAGTACGAAGGCAAGTGTCCGAAGATGACCGACTTGGTTGCCGAAGCGTTCGAGGCCATTGCTGGGTTCTCGAACACTGGGTAGCTCAGGACACGGTCGTTTCCGTCAGCCAACGCTGGGCTGAAGATGTACGAGCCGTTGTTGTCCTTCAGCTTGCGAACGACACCCAATGACTGGGTGTTCATCATCCAGCCGACACCAGGCAAACGACGTGCTGCACCGTCAAGGCTGTACGCCAAGTCGATGAGGTTGTCTGCGGTGAAGGTTGGACCCGAGGCTGTGCCAGTCACAGCCGAGGAGGCTGCGGTGACGATACCGAGTGGGAGCGTGGTGCCCGTACCGACTGTCAGGTCGTTGTTGACCTTGAAGCCGAGTGCGTTACCGGTCTGGGTTGCGAGGAAGGCGAGGATGTCCACGCCCGAGTCCTCGATGAGTTCACGCGACAGTTGCACCAGGAACGAATACTTGTATGCGCCCAGGGTGATGAAGCTGTTGAACGTCGGGTCGGACTCAGCGATGGCTGTGCCTTCACCGGTGATTGCTGCCGTTGACCAACCAGCCTGCGATGGGATCTGGAGGTTTTCGCCACCAGCCGTGCGGAGGGTTGTTGAGGTCTCAAGCATTGGACCGACGAGTCGGGCCTGCTCAATCACTTGGTTGTAGAACGACGTTGGAACTGGTGCGCCAGTCGAAGTCTTGACGACGTCGCGCTGTTCAAACGTGTAGCCACGGGTTTCGCCACGGGCCATTGAACGGATGACATCCGCATCAAAGGTCTGTGCCTTCTCCGTACGAACCTGGCCGACGAGGTCGCGAGTAGCGGCCTCAATCTTGGCCTCACGGACAACATCAGCCTTCAAGGCTTCAATGCGTGCCGCACGCTCGTTCAGCTCTTCGTTCATCTTGCTGTATGACGCCTCTTCTTCAGAGGTGAGGTCGCGCTTCTCTGCGGCTGCGGTGTCAAGAAGAGCTTTCGCTGCATCCCAAGCACGCTGACGCTGCTCGACTTGTCGTTGAATGTAATCGTTTGACATTGGGTGTCCTTTCAGACGTTAGGTATTCGTGGTACGCAAGGGTTTGTATCGCATCCAGCGAGGCACCTCAACTGGTAGTCGTAGCGGCTCCGCACACGACTGTGTGAAGAATACTAGGCGATGGTCTTCAGCAGGTCAAGTTGTTTGGCCATGATGCCAATACGTGACGGAGTGGAAGTCGGCTCGGGTTGCTTGCGCAACTTGCCGACAACTTCGCTCAACAACCCAGCCTGCTCGTCGTTCAACTCCGACCCGGCTTCGAGCACGGTGATCGCTGCAGCAAGTTTGTCTGGGTCAACCTGGGTGCGTTCGGCAAGGATGTCGAGACTGCGCACGCTGGCCGTTGTTGCTTCGTAGGCAGGGAAGCCGGTCACGACGGACACTTCATACAGACGGACTTCTTTGAGTTCGCGTGTTGAGCCGTCGTCGGAATACTTGTCGCCGCCACGAGGCACCGAGAAGCCGAACGACATCGAATCGACATCGCCGCGTTGCATGAGGATGGACAAGTCACGGCCGACCGTCGTTGGTGGCAGGTCTGCGTCAACTAGCAAACCTTTGGAATCTTCCTCCAGGCGCAACGTCCCGGCACGAGTGGTGGCGAGCAACATGTTGGAGTCATGGTTCAGATACATGCGCACGTTGTTGCGTGAGTTCAAAGACTTCTTGAATGCACCAGGCATCACCATCTCGGTGAATGGCAACGGTTGCGATGGTGAGTTGAACACGGCAGCGTACCCACGGAACGACATGTATTCGTTGTCGTCATCAACGGTTGAACGAATCTCAAACTCGCTGAACTGGACTCTGCGTGTCTCAACTTTATCGGTCATCATTTCCTCGAAGATCGTGGGTGGCCTTTTGGAAGGAGGTCATTGTCTGTGATGTATGCAGCATTCGCAGGTCTGCCACGCTTCAAGAGTACCAAGAAAGCGTTGACCCTTGCCATAGACCACGCAGCTCTGCTAATGCCAGGACGATGAGACGTCGAGTAGGCACCCGACCCGCGACGATAGACAGCACGCAACATCCCAGGAGTTGCCCGCTTCCAAGTCGGATCACCTGCATCCAACGAGTCGTTGTGCTCAGTGACTTTGTTCTTCAAACTTGTTTCGATTGCTTCGGTCAACTCAATCGTTCCCGACCCTGCAGCCTTACCGGCTGAACCTTCAGGGTTCACTTTGGAACCTTTGATTTGGTCTTTCGCAGGTGCAGGTGCGTCGGCGCGTTCAGCCTTCACCTTCTCCGACTGACGCTCAAACCATTGCAACGCAGGTTGCGGATCAGTCGGGTCCATGCCCCACAAATAGAACGCAACCGCACCAGGCCCAGGGAACTGCTCATTGTTCGGATTGCTGTTTTGAACTGCATCCAAATCAACCATGTGGCGTGCACCCCAAGCAGCGGCACGCACAACCTTGTCCTCGGTCACTCGACCTGCTGCCAAGTCACGGGCTTCACGAATCGTCTTGTCTGTGACACCGTCACCAGCCAACCCTTTGCCGTAATAGTCCAAACCTTTGCGGGCGTTGCTGCGAATGTAGACGGGAACATCGAAGGACAGTTGGCGGAAGATGTTGATGAACGGAGCCGAGTAGTAGGCGTCTTCACCGCTGATGTTGCCAGTCTGAATCGTTTGCCCTGGGTTGTCGTTCGGTATTCCCTCGACTGGTTCCCATGCTGCGCAGTAGTAGGCAGGTGCGACCAACGCATCCCACCGTTTGCAGTAGAAGTTTTTGTAGTAGCCGCAGTTGCCACAGTTGCGATTCGCAGGAACATCAGGTGACGACGCAGGCCGATAGGCAGCAGGCAGGTTCGGTGACACGCGCTCGTTGTAATCGCCACCCGGTTCCAAATCCTCAGCAATCGACACCGCAACCATCTGAGCGATAGCAGCTTCTTTCGTGGTGTGGCAACCGATTACTTCACCGTCTTCTTTGACGGTGGCAAAGCCGTTGCATCCGGCCGCAGAGTCATCAACGAAATAAGGCATCAGGGAGTCACATGCAACCAAGAGACGTCGTGGCTACCTTTGGTGGAGATTGCGTACAGCACTTGCTCAGCAAAGATTTGAATGTCAATCGAATCAGACTTGAGAATGCCGTGACCCGTTGACGTGGTGACAGCGGCACCACCAACAAACACCGTGTCCGTGTTGTCTCGGTTCGTGATGTGCACAATCCCAGGCATTGACTGGGGACTGTTGAGTTGAGCAACTGCCGTACCGACAGCGACTTGACCTTGTGTGATTGCCATGATTACCTCAGAGCATCAACATTACTTGCAAGTCGTCATCCTCGGCAGAGAATGTGATAGACCCCACAGCCGACGCCGACAGTCCGACGAAGATCGGGGCAAGATACGCCTCCACCACATTCGGCGCAACCTCAACGATGATGTCCTCAACGATGACAACTTCTTCAATCTTTTTCTTCTTTGGTCTTGGGTATCGGTACGGTTCGCCACCGCCACCCGCATCAGGCTGAGGTTGCGGAGTAACCGTTCCCACCGCAGTAGCAACCATCGGACCAAGCTCGGCAGTCATCGAGCCGAACGGTGTCACCGACCCGGTGGCCGCAGCAGTCAAACCACCCAGCGACGACTGGGCAGAAGCAGGGTGTGTCACCGTGCCAGTTGCGCTCGATGTCGCCGCTCCGAGGCTGGCAGATGCCGATGCGATGATTGTGACGACACCTACCGCAGCAGCAGTCAACCCACCTAACGCAGCCGAAGCGTCACCATCAACCTGAATCTCAACCCCGCTGACCTCAGCGAACAACTCACCCAGCGACGCTTGCGCTGTGGCAGTCACGACCGGCACGACCGTGCCAGTTGCCGTTGCCGTCAAACCACCCAGGGCACCAGCGGCCGTGGCCGTGGTCGTGAACGTGAAGCCGTCTAGTTTGCCGTCACCGTCAAGCGTTGAGGTATCGAGAACGAACGCAGGTGACGGACCGTCAAGGCCGACGTCAGCGTCGTCAAGTTCTGAGGTGTTGAGTATGAACCGTGTTGTCACGGTTGCCTACTTAGGAAGCGACGGTCAGCGAGACAGTGAGCGCACCCGACGAAATCGTGAACGTGTCGCCTGCCGTGTAAGCGTTCGCAGTTACCGTTCCAGAGAACAAGAAGTTTCCTGCTGAGACGTTGTCCCATGCTGAGAAGAATGTTGCGTCTTGCGAACCGGCGATGTTCGTCCAGGTAAGTGCGGCATCAGATGTGAGCGTGCCCGCCGATGCTGCGGAGAACGACGCTTCCTTGCGAGTGGTTTCCGTTGCCGCGTTTGCGGTTGCCGCTGCACCTGGATCACCAACATGAAGTTTTACATACACGGCCGCGACAGCGAAAGTGTCATTGTTGCCCAAAGCATCAAGCCATTGGTCGGCCAAGTAGGAGCTGATACCCGTTGCCATTAGTCGTCAACCCTTTCGGTGATGTGCAGGATTCGACCATCGGCGTCACGCTCAACCGTACGAACAACGGTGCGCTGCTCAGGCATCTTGACGTTCACGACGGTCTCTGGCACGTTGACGATTGGTGCATCAACATGCACGTTCGGTGTTGACACATGGAAGATTTGTTCAGGCATGTTCAAGTTCAGTTCACGAGTGCCAGCGTCATAGACCGTTGCCGGGGCGATTGGGTTGATGGAAGCCACAGGTTGCAACGCCGAAGTTGGCACACCCGTGTGTTCAATCTCTGGCATGTCAAGAGCCTTCAACACGGCAGCAGGTTGGAAGCCTGATGCGACGAGTCGTTGAACGATTGCAGACTTGCGATCCATGTCGGCAAGGTTCGCTGCGTTGATGTCGATGTTGGTGAGTGGAA